ACGCTTATACGCTTGGGTTTAACTTGTCATCTGCACTGATTCAGGTCGCGCAGCTACCGATTGTCGTGTACACCAATTTTGGTGGGAAGTACGGCTATGCTCAGACAGCTATTGAGATGACTAAGGCAATCGCTACCTTCTCATCCACAGGGTTTAGCCGTAAGGTAAGCACCATCGTGCCGTTAAATGGCTCGACGCTGAAACAGGGTGAGAAGGGCGAGTCGATTACTATTCGTGGGTTGCCGTCTTTGGACAACGTGGACTTCGACTCGCTTTCAAAAAATGACCCGCGCAAGCCACTTGAGACACTAGCCCGGGTTGCACGTAGCCAAAATGCTCTAGCGCGTTCGGGTTTGTACGATGTTTTTGATGCAGGTCGCTCTGACGGAATAGTTGCACGTGCGTCCGGTTTGGCTGGTCTGCCGTTCCATATGATGGAGCGATTCAACCGGCAGGTTTCGATGATCGCCGCATACAACCTAGAGTTGAATCGGCTTAAGTCCGACAAGGCTACCGATGCCGAGAAGAAAATGTCTCAGCAGGAAAAGGAAGAGTTTGCAGCTAACCAAGCAATCTACTTAGCTGACTTGACCAACGGTGGTAACGGACAAGAGACTGCATCGCTACTGTCTCGGCAAAGTGAAATCGGCCATGTCACGACAATGTACAAACGCTACGGCGCGTCTATGTACAGGTACTTGGCTAAGACAACAATGACTGCGTTGACGTTAAAAGACATAGACCCTAAAGAACGTGCAATTGCTTTGAAGCAGGTCATGGGTGTTGTTGGTATGTCTGCGTTGCTAGCCGGTGTGCAGGGTGTTCCGATGTTCGACATCTTTGCTGCTGCTTACAACATGTACAAAGATGATGACGATGACGATGCCGAAACGATTGTCCGTAAGGCTATCGGTGAGAACTACTACAAGGGACTGCTTACTTACCTGACTGGCTCCGAGATCGGTTCGCGGATCGGCTTTAATGGATTGCTGTATCGCTCCCCACGGTTTGCCTCGTGGTCCGATGATCCTATTAAAGCAGCGGTTGAGAGTCTGGGTGGTCCAGCCTTTGGTGTTGCTCAACGGATCTTCGATGGCGCTAAGAAAATAGCGGAAGGAGAAGTCGAACGTGGCGTTGAGCAAATGGTTCCGACTGTTCTGTCTAATCTCATGAAAGCTAACCGCTACGATTCGGAAGGCTTCAAGACCCTACGTGGTGACGAGGTATCCAAGCAAGCAAATGGGTACGAGGTTGCCATGCAAATGATCGGCTTCGCTCCGCAAAGTTATATGGAGCAGATCCAGCAAAACACCGCGCTCAAGGCCAAGGACAAGTACGTCACAACGGAAAAGACAAGGTTGTTGCGGCAGCTATACGTAGCGTATCGTGAAGGCGATAATCGTGAAGCCGACGAGGTGATGGAGAAGTTGCGGAAACTCGGGGAGAAACATCCCGGCACTGTTACTGCTGACACAATCATCAGTTCGCTAAAGGCTAACGCCAAGACTTCGGCTGAGATGTTCCACGGTATTACCTTGAGTAAGGCGATGCGTGCCGAGCTTATGGAAGATGCTTCGGAGTACAGCTTCTCTGATGACGAGCTAGATTAAGGGTAAAAAAATCCCCCGATGGCGTTACCGCACTGTCGGGGGATAATACCTTGGAGGAGACACACGAGAACAGTCTTTACTGTATCACAGTTTTCTCCAGATGCGAAGCCCTAAAATTCCCCCTTCGACCCGACGCCGCGTCTCAATCTCCCACCCTTTGCTTTTGGCTACTGCAAGGGCTTGCTCCTTGAGCTTGATGTGATTGATTGCTGGTACGAAAATAGACGATCCGACAATAAACTTATCCCAATCGACCTCGATACGTAGCCCGTCCGGGTCGAATTCGTCTAGCCGTAGCCTACGTTGCGTCACTGCACGGTATCCATAAACGGGCAAAGTAGAGTCAGCACGTCTGCGGCTGGCATGTTCATGTGAGTGCCTCGACCTAGCCGGATCTTCTCCCTCTTGAGCTTGGTCCGGCCAGCCTTCAACGATTCAATAATGTTGGAGTAATCAATCTGCTGTTTGCTACACCACATCCTGAACGGCTTCGGTAGCAGGTACAGCTTCTTAATATCGTACTCATAGCGAGCCACCAACTGCATCCTCGGCGTGGCGTCAGGTAGGATCAAGTGATCCAATCCGGTTGACTGTTTACGTGCATCATCTGTGCTCTTGATGCGAAGGATGTTGTTGTAGTTCTCGGCCATGTAGTCGGACAGGATCTGCTCCGCATTAAAGTCGAAATCGAAGTTGCCCTCTTTGGACTTGGCTAGTTCACTAAGGATGAACTTGGTCAACGTCTTGATGTCGTAGTCAATCAACCCCGCCCTGCGGGCAATGATTGCACCAGCGATAGTGCAAGCACACATCGAGGACCAGAACCGTTCATCCGCTTGCAGGTTTGCAGCTTCATCGATCTTCTTGCGAACAACCGCCAATATTTCTTTGCATTGCTCTACGTTGTTAAGTATGTACTGCGCGTAGATCGGACCCGCGTGACCAAAGTTATTCTGGATACCTGCGTAGAAGTTGTCCTGCTCTTCCTTGGTCAGATTAGCCAGATCATCTGGTACACGTATTTCAATAATTCGTAGGGCTTCAGCTTTCGGCAACGCCTTGTACAATCCGATGCGTTGAATCATGCTGCTGTTGCTAGTAGTGACGCACAAAAACTTCCACGGCTTGCCGCGATACCGCTCCTTGTTCCCGTTAGAGGACATCCGGTTCTTTTGGCTCCCGCTTGGGATGGCATATGCCAACGTACTCAGGTCCATTGGGGTTGTGTTTGTCATCTCATCCATAAGCACGGCGATGTTCTTATAGATCTCGGCCCTGTTCATCTTGGAGTTGAAGGTGTCCTTGTCATCCATGACAACCCGCATGGGGTCACCCCACAGGGATGCCGCCAAGTACAAACCCGTACTCTTGCCCTTACCCGACTTGCCAACAAACGAAAACAAGCCACCGTTATGTGCGGTCAACTCCATAAGGAGTGAGCCGAATCCGGTGCAGAACATGAATTGGTGAAGCACGTACTCAGGTTTGTTCCATACCTCTGCCAGCGCCTTCCACTTCTCCAAGGAACCTTCTGGCTGAAATAATGGTACTAGTCCTGCGGTCGATACGGATGGGGGGCTGATGTCTACTCTGTCTGGGAATATCTCCATCGAGCCGACAACAAATGACTGCAAGGGATTTTCTTTAGTTCCGACCCAACCGAATTGCCTTCTGGCTTCGTAAGCAACTGTTGTGTCCTGCAACTGATTTACCCATGAAGTTGTGTAGTGCATGAGGTGCTCCGGGTTAATGACGGCAACGCCGTTTAGCGACATCACCTTTCTGAATTCGTCGCGTGATGTGACGGAGGTTAGAGGTACGGTAAATTCCCGTATCCCATCTCGGGGCAGATGCAGTCGCATCATTACGGATTCCCCGGCTTCTGGATCTCTGATCCTACGCACTACGTACAGGTCGTTGTGGTAGACCAAGACTTCCTTGGGGTCACCGTCCTTGTCTTTGTCTCTTCGGTAGATGCCACCGTTAGCCCCACGGAAATAGGGGAACGGATACTTTGGGATCGTGATACTTTCCGCGTTCTTTGTCTGTACTACGTTATCTTCTTCGTCAGCTTCTTTAACTTCCCGGCCAAGCACAATCGGTGACTTAATTTGTTTCCAGTGCTGGCAGTCTGGGCATACGTCTGGGTTAAGAGTATTAAAGGTATCGCAAGTGTAAGGACCGTGTATCTTGTTGGCCTTCTCTTCGGTTTCGTCTGGACTGTATTGAGGATGTTTGCTGGATATCTTGTGGATGGCAATGTCCCGATCCATGCAGTGTGTGGCGATTGACAAACCCGCTCGCCACATTGGTTCCGGCATCGTGGCTTGTTCTGTCGCAATCTTCAGGATCTGGGGACAGCCTTTGTCTTGACTACTCTTGATTAGGATCGTCTTGAATCGGTGCTGATAGTTACTTATTGAGATTTGTGTAAGCGGGTCATACTCGGCCTTGGCCTTGGCGTTACCCTGCGGTGTTGGTATGGCTCCGATAATGTCTCTAAAGTCTTCAAAGCGGATGGCGGCTGCAATCTCGCCTACGACTTCAACAATCTTGGGCGTACCGTTCTTGTAGTTGTGTGTGCCCGGGGTACGGAGAATCCGGGCCGAATCGGATGTGGAAGTCTGGTCGCACTTCATCCCCTGCTTGTTGACCACCTGCTTGAACTGCTTTGCGGCAGTCAACCACTCGTCAGCCGGAACTTGCTCGGTCAGCCTCCAGTAAACATGCAACCCATAACCAGAATTAACGATGGTTGGTTTGGGTAACTTAATAGCCCTACAGAAAGTCTTGAGTGCAATCAGCGCCTCGGCTTGTGTAGGGAAGTCTTTCTTGGGACCATCACCGCAGTCGATGTCTAGGTAAAACGATTTTAAGTATTTGGCATTTTCTTGCTTCCGGTTCTTGTCAGTCTCAAACGTAGCTTGCGCGTGGTAGGCGTTGAAGCCCTGCGCGTCCAGTCTGAATACTTCACTAATTGCATCATCGAGGTTGTCGAATAGCCGTTGGACTCGTGTGACGTTATCCTTCGGACCTTTCAACCCTACCGTACAATAGAACCCGTCTGACCCCAAGACGGACTCTAGGAATTCCTTCGCTTGCATCTTCGCCCCATACGAAGAAAAAAATAGCGGCTAGGGCATACGTATACCCTAACCGCCAACGCTTGAAGACTACGCGATTAGTCGTCCCAATCGCCTACGATATCACTCATATCAATAGCTTCCGCTTGGGGAGCGGTGCTAGTCTTCTTGCTAACAACCTTCTTCGGTTCCTCGATGATCTCCTCGGCTTCCTCAACCTTAGCCTTGGCTTTGGGCTTGGGTTCTGGCTTAGGTTCATCGAACAACGGGGGCAACGCAGGAGCAGGGATCACCTTATCCATCTGCGATACATTGAGCTTCAGATACCGCTGAGTATCAGGAGCGTCTCGCAACTCCAACGCGATATCCAACTCGGCATCGTCCAACGGACGCACGGGCTTAAACACCAGCTTAGGCGTGGAGCTATCCTTGTCGAACCGCATCTCGGTCACGATCCCAATTGCCTTTTCGCCGTGAGCTTTCAGGTGACGGGCATACGCTTGCAGGGGCATCTTGCCGCCATGCTCCGATGGATCACCAAAAATACTTGTTGGCGGAAGAGTGAGCTGATAGACCTCACGTTTCTCAATTGCACCTTCAAAAATAATAGCAATACGCTGCTGGGGCTTACACGCTTTGCTATCGCCCTGACCCGAACCCTTGATTGCTTGGCGGCAATCCATACAACGGGCAGACTGCCGCTGATCGTCCGGCACTGCCTGATCGGGAGTTTGGGAATCCGATGACCAGCAGGTGGGCTTCGATGGTTTGCCTTTGACGTAGGCTTCCGCAAAGTACATCTTGGAGATCGGAGCGGCGTTAATAATAACTACGTTAGTAGCACGCTCCTCGTTTACCCGGACTTCTTTGCCGTTGATGTACTCACGAAAGAAATTACCTTCAAGACTAATGCGGCGGTTGACGTTGCCAGAATTTACGTTGTCAGTAATAGCATCCGCGATATCAGCAAGACGGGCAGAAGAGCGGCGGTTTCCGAATAGGGATAGTTCGTTCATGGTTTCCTCAAAGGTTTTGGTCAACGTCAACTGCATCAAATTCATTACTCGTGCCGAGTAAATCAAAGTTAAACTCAAGCTGTTTCATCTCAGGTTCAGGTTCAGCTTCAAGCGGGGGCGGCGGGGGCACGGCTTCGATAACCGGCTTCTTAGGTTGGAAGTGGTAGATGATCCCGTCCTTGTCGAAACGATAGGTGTTGCCGATCTTAACGTACAGATTACCCGGAATCAGTCCGGTGCGAACCCATGCCCTTACAGTCGTAATCGACACGGTTAGGGTTCTTGCTAGGTCTTCGATTGGTACTAACTGCAAACTCACTGCTTGTTCCTTCTTACGGTGATTGAGTATTCGGTCATAGCGTTCAGCCCGGGGGGCAGAAGCTCCGGGTTTTCCTCCAAGAATTGCTTCAAGTTACTTTGGTGGATGCGCTTCTCAAGAAGTTCAGGGCACTGATGTTCCACGATGAACTTGCCCATAGAATCCCAGTCGTTAGTAAAGTAAGTCTTCTGCGTCGTGCGATAGAACATGCCTTCTGCCGTCTTCACGGACTCGACGTTATGGTCCTTGCAATGTTGCAGGAGAACCCGCTTCACCTTGTCGGCTTGGGTCTTGATCTTCTCGTCTGCCTCTCTGAATTCAGCAGCCAACTTCTCGCGGGCCTCCTTCATCTTGAGGTAAATACGCACTAACTTCTCAGGCGTAAGGTCAGTGGGTGTTGTCATTTGCGGCCCCTTCACAATTTATTTGGTTAGCCGCAAGTTTTGCCGTGTACATCATCTTCAAATTTCTTATCAGGTGATCGATTGGAACTTCGCAGTACACGGCGCAATCGGTCATGGTAGCCATGAGCGCAAACATCTGTTCGTTAATCCCAAAGTCATCTCCAAACTTGTCGTGGAGAATCTTTGAGGTTTCTTTGTAGGTTCTGAAAGCAAAGAACGCTACTTCTTTTCCAACGGTATCTTCGGGGGACATGATAGCTCCTTCAGGTAAAAGGGAAGTGTAGTTTAGCAGGGTTTGCGTTGCTACGCAAGCAGATCGTCGTATAAAT